TAAATCTGTAGCTAATATATTAAGATCACCTGTACCTGTATCTTTTATCCAAGACTCTGATCCATCGTGATAAATTTCTAAATCTTGACTATTTCCAAGTCTTAGCTTTTGGTTATCAACTAGGTCTACGTTGGTAGCAAGATCCGTTCCAGTGATAGTACCGTCTTTAATACCTTTAGTGCTGATTTGTGTTAGTGCCATTTACTTTGCCTCCAATGCTGCAACTTTAGTCTCTAATGTTTCTATCTTACCAACAGCTTCTTGTAATGCAGCTACAAGTATTGGAGTTAATTTTGAATAATCCATACCTTGATATGCAGGCTCCATCTCGTCAGGATCATCATATTTTTTTCTTATTCCATCCTTTTCGCCAGTTACTAAATACTTAAAGTGATCTATTTCTTGTACTTCATGTGCAATAAAACCATCTTGATATCCTATTTCTGGTGATAATTTCCACTTAAATTGCCTTGGAGTTAATAATTTAATTTTTGTAATCGCATTAGATATAGTACTTACATCTTCTTTAAGACGATAATCACTGTTTGGATTAAGTTGAATAGCACTTGCTCCATTATTTGTAATACTTCCAATCGTGTTTTGTTGACCAGCATTATTTCTAAAAGCAAATTCAATAAATGTACCTTGCCCACAACCAGCTTCGTTTCTCAAAATGTATAAAGCAGTTCCCCAAGCATTAGAGTCTTTCATAATTCCAACACCATTAAATGTATTAAAATTCGTTCCAACACGACTATCTTGTCTATCAAAAAGCACACCAGGGTCAGTTAATCCTTGATCTCCAGCAGTATTTCTGCTACATACAAATCCTTTATCAGATAGGAAACGTGCAGCTTCGTGAGGGCTGGCTGCTGATGTTGATGTAAAGAAGTTAATATTACAAAATGCCGATGGTTCGTTATTTCTTATGGACATATCACCGTTTCTAAATTTTAGTATTTCACCTGTAGTTGTATTTGTACTACCTTGTTGATAAGTAATTAATCTTGAAATTGCAAAACTATTTGTATCTGTACCTAAATTATAAATATCGAAAAATCTACCTGCAGTGCCCGCAGGTAAACTACCTCCCATATTAATATTAGAATTTTGATCTATAATAAATGCAGGTGTTCCTTGTAATTTAAACTGCATTTGCGGTTTTGCACTAGAAGCGTGTGAAGTGTCTAAAGAAACGACATCAACACCCCCAGCAGCAGTTGTTAGCTTCAGTGTGGTTGAACCTGGTCCCGTAACATTAACAGTATCAGCAAATAAATTTAACCATGTATTAGTCGATGTTCCTAATGAGGAATGACTATCTGTACCTGGTATAAAATTAGTGGCATCAAATACAAAATGATGGGTCGTACTACCACCTCCGAATATTTTTGTGGTTCCATTATTAACGTTACCAAAGCCTAGATATAATCCATCATCTACTCCCCCTGATTGATTATTAATGACTCTTGCATTTAGGTGAATATCGTTAGTTGATAAATCTAGACCCCCAGCACCTGAAAGAGTCATCACTCCTGTATATGTGACGTTAGTGGTAGATGTCATTATTTGAGAAGTAGCACCAGCAGCACAAGTACTTAAATCTAAAAAAGCACCTCTAGTAGTTCCTCCGCCTTCAAAAAATCTAATACGATTAATATTCTGATCGAAAACAACAGAAGTTCCAGCTAAAGTTGAATTTGGTGCGTATGTTAGTTCTATTTGTCCACCTTCATTACCACTTACACCTGTACCACCTACAAATAAACCACTATTTACAGTTACTGTATTATTAAATACTGTATTTCCTGACACCGTGAGATTATTATGTACAAGGCAATTTCCAGAAGAATTAATGCTAAATCTAGCTATATTAACATTTGTAAAATCATTAATACTAAAACCACTAGATGATGCTGCAAAAGCATAAGTCTGTGTATTATTACCGATTAAAACAGTGCAAGCAGTTGTGCCTGTTACAGGATTTTTAAAACTTGCAGGAATTTGTGAAGTAGGTTGTAATTGACCAGTTGTAACTATATTTTGTGATCCAAAGTCAGGAGATATTTTTGTTCCTGCTATGGCTGCACTTGCGTTTATATCAGCATTTACAATCGCTCCATCTACTATTTTTGCACTCGTAACACTATTGTCTGCTGGTTCGCTTACTCCAAGACTTCTAAATGTAAGAATAAAAAAGTCCGCTCCTGTTTCTGGAGGGCTACTAAATATAATATCGTTACCATCAACACTGAATCCTTCACTTGGCGTACCTGTTCCTAGTACTGGTTTTTGAATTACACCATTTACACTTACTAATAACTGTGCAGCAGATACGTTTGGCGGTGAAGATAAAGTAAATCTATTTTCTGATCCATTAAAAGAAGAAGCACCACTTCCTCCTGAGTAAGATGAAGCACTAAGAGTATTTATTGCAATATCACTACCACCGCCAGCTATTTCAGCAATAGCTCCACTGTCCATTTTGGTAAACAATTTACCAGTATCAGTTCTTATCGCTAGTTCACCGATAACAAGGTTATTTGCAGCAGGATCGCTACCAGAACCTCTTTTATGTTTAATTACGTTAGCCATGAGCTATAACCTCCTTCAGATTAATAGCTACCACCGTCTATGGTTATGCCATCAAATGTTGTTAAGTTTGTGATCGAACCACCTGTTATTGCAACAGAGTTGGCAGCTTGGGTAGCAATACTGCCAAGACCTAATGTTGTACGGGCAGCAGCAGCATCCGCATCATCTATTAATGTCTTTGCGTAATTAGATAAACCGAGTGCCGTTAATGCAGCAGTCGCAGTGGTGGCTCCTGTACCCCCGTCTCCAATAGCAAGCGTTCCAGTTATTGAGGTTGCGTCAAGTTTTACAGCTATCTTTGCAGATTCAATAACAAGGCCACCATTGGTTTTAAGATCAGCCGATAATTCATTACCAGACTTAGCAATACCATCACCAGCTATGACTTGACCAGCTCCAGAGAACTGTGCAAAGGTTAAATTATTAGTTCCAACAACAGCAGAGCCCGTATCAGAAGTGCAAGTAAATCCATTTTCTGCATTAACTGTTCCCTGTTCTACAAAAACAAAAGCACCAGCAGCATTAGAACCCGTTGCCATATCTGTTGTACGAGATGGTGCTCCAGATGCGTTTACGTTATAAATACCATTCTGTGATGCAGTAGTTTGGTTCTTAATAAGTATCCGATCACCAGTTTGTAGGGTTACACCATCTATAGACTGACCATTAGCAAAAGCAGTAGATAACGTACCATTTGCAGTAGTTGTAGCGACTACAGAATCCTTAACATCAAGACCTTGAGCAACTCCATCTACATAGCCTTTATTTGCTGCATCAGCATCAGCAGTTGGATCTGCTAAATTTGTAATTTTCTGAGAGTTTAGATTAACGGCTGCTGAAGGTGCAGTCATTTGATCTAACCTATTTGTTCTTACGCCTGTATCAAAATCACTGATTTTTGTATGAGCAACAGAAGGTATATCATCTGAAACTAGAACTCTAAATGTAGGAGCAGCATCACTTCCTGTAGTAGGTCCAGATAATATTTTATTAGCGTTTTGTACTGTATCTTTATCAAAGAAACCACCTTTACCCCCAATCTTTATAATACTTGTTGCTGATCCTCCAGCACCACCAGTACCTTTACCAATAAATAGGGTTTCGGTTCCCTCAGTAAAAGCTAATTCTGCATTGGCTAATGAGGTAGGTGCTGACGATCCAGTAGATCTTTTAATTCTTAAGGTGTTTGCCATGTTAGAAGTTTCCTCCGTCTACAAGATTTTCAACGGTGCGAGTTTGATCTGCTTTAAATGTACCACTACTTTGGTCAAAATACACCACAGAATTGTTTACTTTATTATTGTCAACTAATAAAGTATTAGTGCTACTAAACTGCGGACCTTGCGGTCCTTGTGTTGCCACCGTAACAACATTAGTTTCACCATTAACCGTAACGGTATTTCTTTCGGTTGTAATGTTAACTGAAGTCATGTTGTGGTATAACCTTCACTCATAAATATTGTACCCTCTAAATAATATTCTCGATTGCCACCAGCATCAATTAATAACACATCATATTTTAAAATTTCAGGAGTAAACGTTGCTGTTTGTGCATCTGTCAAAGTTATACTTACTGATCCAGCAGATCTATCTGTATAAACCACAGAAAAGTCACCAAATTTTGTGGTGCGTGTTTCTTCCCAAACCTGAGCAGCAACAGTAAATCCTGTAAGATTTATTGGATTATTATTGCCATCCTTAAATATTAAAGGAATAGTATGATCGGATCTTCTTTGAAGAGTAAAGTTGTAAATACCTGGTTCGACTGCCATAGTTAAAACTTAATAATGTACATCATAGCTACGTTACGTGGTCTGGACTCGCCTCCTTCGTTTGCTACGCTTACTGACACATTAGTAGAAACAGAAATACCAGTATTGGCATTATTAATAGCATTATTTCTAGTGTCAGAGTTATTACTACCAGTAAACTGATTACCTCCATCATCTTGGTTTCCATAACCCCTAGAACTATGTTTGTGACCTGGATCGTTTACATTTGAGGTTGCATTTGCATTAGCACCGTGACTGTGAGATTGGTTTTGTGCTCCTTGACCACTACCAATAGATCTTCCAGGATCAACTCCTCTACCGTTATCAAAACCTCTAACAAATTCACCTCTTAGGTCAGGTAAATTCGCACCGATTAATGCTCGTAAAGGAGCGAAATTAGCTGTTATGCCATTTACCGTTCCTGAACCATTTGGAATAGCAGCACCATTACATTCAATGTAACCTGAAGGTATAGCCGTATGAGCTATACAGAAAATTGCTCCAACAGGTACACCAGCTATGGTTTCAAAAACTAAAACACCTGAAGCATTAGTTTTTAAAAAACCGCCATCTATAACTGCTGGTGGTAATGTGTATGTTCTATTTTCAGTTATAGAATTTGAAGCAGAAAAAGCTGTGAAATTACTATTATCATTTTTTCTAAATTCAAATTGAGCTCCATTTCTTAATTCAATACCATAACTACCGACCGTAAATCTTTTTGTTCCTCCAGTTGAAACACCTATACTGTTTGCACTGTTTTTATAAAAGCCTGTATCTGTATCTGTGTTAAAAACTAATGAAGGCGAACCTTCTGAACCATCAGATATTTTTAATGCACCTGTCATGGATGATGTTCCATTTGCAGCTAATAATCCTAAATTAGTTTCATTGACATTTCCAATCGTTGTAAATGTATTGTTTTGAGAATTTCTTATTTTAATATTATTATCAGAACTATCACCATAAAACATAAAAGCTTCAGGATTAGCTGGGTCACTACTTCCACTGCTATTAGTCTTTATAGCTTCTAGAACAAGATTAATGTCTTGACGAACTTGAGCTCCTGTATTATTTTCAATATTAAAATCCGAAACTTGGGCCATTTATAAAATCTTTTCCTCCATATTACACCCCTTTACCATAACCGACAGCCGTAAATGTAAAAGTTCTAGCAACTCGATTGTCATTTGAATCTCTAATAGAAATATCAAAGGAAGTGCCAGTTATGTTTAATATGTTTACATATTCACCAGTATTCAAATCTTGAACAGTGACACCCACATTTGGTTTAAAAGAATTAAGACCACCTAAAGTTGATGTTCCTGTAAAAAATCTATTTGCAAAAGTTACAGTTTTTTGGCTAGATGTACTCGACTGCTGTGCAGCCATTGATATTGGGTTATTAGGATTGCCTGTTAAGTAAGAGTTTTCAGTTCTTGATGGGAATAAAGCTGTAATACCTGCTTGCTGTACATCTATATTTTCAACCAATGGTTTACCAGTTGTTAATTTTAATTGAAAGGCAAAAGCTCTTCCTTTAAAAGTACCGTTTGTTAAATCAGCAAACTTAGTGAATTTAAGAAAATTACCACCACCACTATTTACAGCTTGATTAATAAAAGAGGTTAAAGTAAATTTATTTGCATTTGGAACTGTTTGTACAGTGTAAAAAGTAGAAAAATTACTTTGATCGAATATTATTTTTATATTATCACCAACTTTAAGTCCATGACTTGTTGCAGTACAAGTTATTACCGTTCCAGAAGTAGTACCGTCTTCACTTCCATCATCTTGTACATAAGTAAAGCTTGTTCCATTTGTAAAAGCTATAGCGGAAGAAGCAGGATCAACGTCTGTTGAAGCTACAAACATTTTACAATTAACTGAATCTGCTGAAATTCCATCAAAATTACCATCGGTTGCATAGTTATCCCAACCACCATCTGCAGGGCCGCCTAATGATGGAGGTGGATCCGGTATAAGTTGATCTAAAAGACTAAGTTTTCTATATATACCAGTTGTAGTAAAAGTATTAAATGTTAAATTATTTGCTGCTGTTATTGCTAAATCAAATTCGGTTGTACTTCCTACGGCTGAAACACTATAAAATCCACTCACAGGATTATTATTACCTTGACCGACAAGCTCTACTGAATCTCCTACAGCAAGACCATGTGCTTGTTGAGAAAGTAGTCTAATAGTTTTTGCTGGTATTTGTACCCCTTGGATAGATTGAGTGTTATTTGAATTATTAGCTTTGATGCTAGTAGTAGTTTTAAAAGGTTGTTGTACTTGAAAACCTACTGACCTAATAAATCTCTTTATATCTAAAGCATAAACTTGTTCTAAATCAATTAAATCTTTAAAATCATAAATACCAGTTGTTATCCCTGGGTTTTCCACTATCCTCAAACCATTATTAGCCTCCTCTGCATTAATTTTTTGTCCGCTATAAGCAGGTGATAACAAATCTTGTCTTGTAGTAGTACCTAATGTAATTATTTGTTGATCTAAAATATCTGGTAAATCTACAAGAACACTTGCCGATCCAGTACTAAAGTTACCTTGGTCATCTTGAAAACGAAGAATATATTCACCCTCTAAAGCTGGAACTACCTGCTCTGTGCTATTACCAGATAAAGCTGCTACAAGATCTATAGCATTATTGAATGTGCCAGTACCGTCAGTTAAAGAACTATGTCTTACATAGACTCGACCACCATGTATAACGTCTGGATCTATTGCTTGATCCCATTTTAATCGTACATTTTTGTTATCTACAGGTTCCATTTGTAGATTTTGTACATCTCCAGGAGGTGCATTTTTTCCAACAGCGTTAAAAATTAAATCATCTGAAGTTGCTGATAATTTTAAAGCTGCATTATATGAAAAAACTTTAAATTCATAAGTCCCAGCTTCAGTATTTACTATTTCAAAATCTGGCCTAAATACAACTTCACTTACCCAGTTTGTGTTGTTAAACCTATATTGAACTAGATACTGACTTACACCTGTAACAGAAACCCAAGATAAAATTAATTTTGGAACTGCTAATTTATTTATAACTGTAATTATTTCTATGGCTTTTAAATTAGAAGGCGGTTCTTTAAGTTCATTTAAAAGTGAAATATTTCTAGGAGGTAAGCTTATCCCTTGCTCAATATTATTATATTTACCATCGATATAAGTTAAAGCTGTAACTGCAAAATTAATACCATCCTGTTCCTCTACAGTTATCACTCTAAACGTTTGAGCTTGTAATGTAGAACTTTGAACAAGCCAAATACTGTTTTCATTTGGTGTCGTAGACAAAGCAGAATCTAAATTTATAACACCATTTAATATTTGACCTATAATATTTCTTGTTTCGAGACTGCCATCAGGCATCATTACACTACATTTTTTATTTGTTCCTGTAAATGTACTAAGATCTTTTACATTATCAACTGTTATAGCAGTAGTTGTAGCAGATTTTATACGGCCACTTCTACGCTCTCCTCCTCTAACTGGATCGTTGATAGAAATAACAGATCCAGGTCTGACTATCGCTCCTGCATCTATTGATGTTGTAAAACTTACTACCTCAGTTTCTTGTTGCTCACTGAAAAGTATTGCCTTACCTAATCTTTGAGCCTGACCACGAGAAGTACAAGCAAATGCTTTTACATCTTTCTTAATTATTCCTAACTTATTTTGAGCAGTAGTATCTTCTACAACCTCATAATCTACTTCTCTACTATCCATATTGAAATAGCTAACACTTATTACTGTATGCCTTTGTTTTAAGCTGCTACCTGAGTAACTAAACCCACCTTCACCTACATTCGCCAAGCTAAACAGATAACTTGGATCTGTAGGTCTATCTTGTGAGATAGTGACAGAACCCTCAGACCAAATAGGAAAACACCTCATCACTCCTGCTAATTCATTTATCAAAGTAAAAGCTTCACTAGATCCCTGTATATTTACATTGCAACTAAATCTAGCTTCCTGTCCTCCGAATCCATCATCTACTAACTCATTAGCGTATTTACTAGCAGCAATAAAACTAAATAAATCTAAGTTGCTGTCTGTAATATGCGTTCCAAATCCATACCTTTCAGTAGTAAGAAGGTCAAGTAATATTAAACTGGGGCATGAACACCATTGAGCAGCACCCATCGTTCCATTAAAAATATATCCGCTTGGATAAACAACTCTTCCTGTCTGTAAATCAACAGTAGGAGTGCCTGAGTTAGATGCACCTGCTCCTGGTATTCTTACTTTTACACCACGAATACGAAAAGCTCTTTTTGGTATAGAACTAAACTGTTCAGAATCTATTCTTAGGTTTGTATAAGCACTATTTGGATACGTTTG